TGCTCTGATGTAAATAGATCCTTCACTTCGTTCTCCTATATGGCACAACAAGTGTGCTGAACTAATCGAGCGATATTGCTAACGCGGAAATAGCGAACTCCGGTGTCACCAGGTTGTTGACGATCAGATCTGCATCGAGCGTCGAGAAGATCTGCAATACGCCAGCACCAGAAAATGCGAATCCCAAGCCAACATCAGTCTCAGTCTCTGGGCCTGATCCGGATTGTGGGAATGTAATCGCGGCGTCATTGGTAGCTGTACCAGAAGCAACAGTCCATCCAGCAACCGATCGAACAACCGAGACTCGTGTGTAGTTGGTGAAAGCAGCTTCGTTATCCGTTTGCAGCGTCGAGGTGTCACTGATCGCGTTGCCAGTGTGCAACGAGATATTCCAGTTACCGTCTGCGACTGACGGTTGCAAGCCGCCTGCGTCACCGACATTCGGTGCTGCTACGTTTGTGAACAGAAGATCAAGGACATCATCTTCAAATAGATTCGTAGCACTCATGTTCGTGTTCCTCCAGCGGCACTGAGCCTAGCGCCTGGACGTGTACGCTTCTCCCTTTCAAGTTTTTCAACCAGGATCCTGGCAACAATGAGACCTTCCTGCGCCTCCTTGAGTCCTTCGCCAGTAATTTCGGCAAGCTCCAGATCTTCCGCTGCATCCTTTACGGATTGTCTCGCCTTTCGGATTGTCTCGTTCTCAGCCGCTTTGACCTTTTGCAAGGGTTGATTAGCGTAGAACTCCGGATAATCCTTATCCCCTTTCTTTTTCAATCGTGCTTTGTGTGCCTGCTTCCTTGCTGCCTGTAATTTCTCTGTTATCGCCATGTCGCTCTCCATCAATTACTCAGGTCGTTCTTCACCTGTAGCAGTGAAACTAAGATCCGCTGTCTCGCCAAACACTCGAATAATGTCACCTTCACTCAAGACAATCGCTATGGTCGAGCCAGTGTCGTTACCTTGAATCAGTTTGTCAAAAGCAATGTAATGCTCATCCGCAATCGCATCACCATCCGGCGAGACAGCAAGCCGAAACCCTATCTTGGTGTTGCTACGGTTTGTAATGATAACCCGCAAAGCAGCGACGATGTTGCTCGGACACGTATAGATGTCCGTGAGCGTAGCCGCTGGTGGTGCTGCCTGTCCAAGTATGCCGCTACTCATTCGCCCAGGAAATACCTTTGTGTACGTGCATTTTCAAACTCAGCCTCATTGGCTGTGACCCTCACATCGAGGGCCGTGATCGCATTGGCATTCACCGTGATGCCGGCACTGTTCACCGATATGTTGGTGGTGTTGATCAGGGCCTGGAAGTTGATCGCTGCCAGGGCAGAGGTCAGTCCGGTGATCGCAGTCTGAGGATGAGCATCCGCGGCGTCTCGACCAGTCAGTGCGTTATGCACTGTCTCAATAGGAGCAACGCCACCACCACTACTGCCTGTCGCAGCCTCGACCGTGTTGATCCATCGAATCAACTCATCGACCAGTTGACGCATCTTGTACTGATCGTATTCAGCGTCGAATTGTGGAAAGGATGGCCTACCCACCGCCACGTCTCCCATGTGGCCTGACGTTTGCTCGCCAGGTTCCCATACGCCAATCGTCGCCCAGCGCATCGGAGTCGATTCGGAACGAAATCTGCCTGGCTCTCATCCGCATATCGATGCGATCGGTGCCCGGCAGTATCGTGAATGGTCCCTTGATCACCTCGTCAGTTGAATCCTGGGGATACTGCCGGCCAGTCATCGTCAGATCTACTGAACCAGTCATGTTCTTGAAGTCAGGGATCATCCTGGAGATGTGCATTATGTGTTCGCCACCTGCCTCAATCTCCGCATCATAGGTCTCGATAAACGAGATCATCGCATGCAAGACACCATCTTCATCGGCATCGTCCACGCCTGTCTCATGCAGGAATAACTTGCCGCCCTGGGTAGCGTATGGAGCCAACAAGAAAGCACTGGAATCGTGGAAAGCGGTACGTTCGAGAGTGCCAAAATCCCACACCAGATCCTTGTAGTTGAACTTCACATAGCGAGTATTGGTCTCGGAGGCAGCCTGCGGATAGAGCCACCAGACTTCGGTGAACAACTTGTTGACTGAGGAGAAGACCTTGAAGCCCTGATCTCCATTGAGATCATCGAATACCTGGTTGCGGACATCGCAATCCAGCACTCGCAGCACACCGTCATAGATCAGGAAGTCGTCTTCGCCCATGAAGAACACGATGCCATTCACATCGACGCCGGCATTCGGGCCGATAATCGCCACGCTCTGACCCAAATGTCTAAGGCTAAAGACCAAAGCGCCACCGATAAACTGCATCGCATGAAGCGACTCATCGGTCATGATGATGATGTCGCCGCGAGACTCGATGGCTGTGACGATCTCTGAGCCCTTATCCAGGCGCAGGTCGCCGGCAGTGTTGATCGAGGTCGGCACCCAGTCCTCGAAGTTCTCCGAGCTGGACCATCTGATCAGGAGCTTATCTGGATCACCAGGAGCTAATGCACTCCCTGTTCCTGCACCGAAGGTGATGACATGCCTGGCTTCCGGAGACACCAGCATGTACTGAATGGTGGCCGGAGCCTCCTCCACCAGGACAGCACGAGAGGTCGTACCGAGACTCAGATCCCAGTGATACAAAGACCCACTGCTCGGCGCGGCCAGCAGATCCTCGCCAAAGTTATCCAGGCTCCAGATCCTGAGTTTGACAGCGATGCCGGTGACCGTTGATCCAAAACCGTACAGACCTCCGCCATACGGGCCAGTGCCCCAGCCCTGCACCGTGACATTGCCGGCTGCCCCGATGTCAATGTCGTACTCGAACAGCACCGTGCCGCCACCTGAAGCGGTAGCGATGGCCGGGAAGTCTGCCTCAATGGTGTAAGTGTTTGCATCGATCACGGTGGCGATCTGGAACTCGTCATTAAGATTCAGGCCACCAACGATTGCTGCTCCCGTAAATCGAACAAAGTTTCCGACCGCGCCACCGTGAGCCACATCATTCACGGTTACCGTCTGATCACTTACAACCGTGTCGAATGGATCCGTGAGAATGCCTGTCTGGCGAAGCGGCGTAATATCAAACAGTGTGCCCTGGTTCACCAGGTACAGCTTCAGGTCAGTGCCAATAGCCAGCCATCGCTCACCGTCGAGATCTACCCAGTCATGCAGCGCCCTGGCGAATCCCAGATAGCAGGTCTGCTCTGACTGGAAGGCCGGAGCCACCGTGACTGAATTAGGGAAGCCACTGCCATCGATATTCGCAATCAACGTGACTGGCGTGATCGCCAGATTGGATGTCGAGGTTTGATCGCCATCTGCCGTAACCAGTTGAAACTCAAAGATGTTGACGTTGTGACCATCGGCATCACACGGCAGAGACTCAGTAAGCCTGACGATTTTTATGGATGGGATTGCTGCTGCCAGGAAGCGCAGCACATAGCTCAGCTCAGTGGCATCATCCACAATGTCTGAGGTGCGACAATACAGATTAAGTGGCAAGCCGGAAGCCGGAATATCAGGTAACGGATCTTGTATCGTGATCGTTGACGAGCCGGCACTGATGTCCGTGACGGTCTTGGTGAAATGAACACCACCACCATCGAGATCAATCCTGACGATCGTGCCGGCTTTCAGGTAAGTATTCACTGGGCTGCCCAGGATCAGGATCTCAGAGCCCACCGTGCCACCACCGACTATCGCCACCCCACCGGGCCCTGATGTAGGTGCTGGGTGAGGCGTACTGTCTGGTGTGATGCTGCCAGTTCCGGTGTACAAGGCAGTGCCAATCGTCAAGCGAACATCGTCGATCCAACCGTCCATGAAGTCAGTTCTTCCAATGCCATCCGATTGACCAATGCGAAGCGGTGCTGCTGAACCACCCATGTCGGCAGGAGCAGATCCGAAGTCGCTAGTCTCAAAGGTGGCATTGAAGTACGCACGAATGTCGCCGGCAGAATCGCGAGTGACAGCCCAGTGAAACCAAGTGTTGAGTGCGACACCGCCGCTGATCGTGCTTTGTTCCGACCATCCACCATTACCAGCGAGCTTTACTCGCGTACCGAAGGCGTCACGGATGATCTCGTAACGGATCTGCTCAACATTACCGTCATCCCAAATCGAAGCCAGGCAATAACCGGGATCAGTGGTTGTGCCGATTGGTGGCAACGAAGCGAATCTTACAAACCCCTCCAAAGTCCATTCTTTAGTGCCGAAATCGAATGCAGGAATATCAGGGAAGCTGGCAAAGCTGTTGGACGATCTAACGAGCCGCAATGCAGATGCGCCGGAATTGAATTGCGCCGTATCAATCTCTGCGCCACCGGAGAAAGTTGCACTCGCAAGATTTTGTGAAAGTTCGGTGTATGAAGTCGCGCCATCGAGTCCTTCCCAATCCGCCTGCAACTGGACTTCCGAAGTAACACCAAGAAATTCAGCCGGATACTCAATGACGAATGCAGCGCCCAGGGGAGCCACCACCACAGCATCGAGATCAAAGATAAATGCTCCCTCGACTGCTCCCGCATCATCGATCGTCCTGGTTCCCCAAGCTCCAGTCAGGGAGGTGCCAAAGAGCCATATCGGAGCGCCATCCAGAACGGTAATCGGTGACTCAAGTGGGATGGTGGACGCACCAACACTGTAGTTTGCACTCAGGCCAGTGAACTGATTGTCATCGTTGTTTATGTCACCAGGCGCACTACCCAACGAAGACAAGACCCAGCCGCCCAGCTTCTCAGCCAGGAGCTGGCGAAAACGAATCTTGTCGCCATCCTTGTATCGACCGAAGGCACCACGATCTGTCTCCTCGGTCAAGACCCCTGCACCGATCGCAAGCTCTACCAGCTTGCCTCTCTGCGCCATTAGCTGAGCCCTCGATGAATAATGAACTCAAGCGGATACTGAGTCACCCGTTGAGATCCTGGAGTGAATTGTCCTCCAGCAGAGGGATTAAACTGAACTGGGCCAGAGGTTCCAAACCGGAACCAGCATTCGACCAAGACACCGTTTTCCTTCAGGCACAGATCATACTCATTGAAGTTTGGCCCACTTGCCACCAGGCCAGGATTCACTGGGCCAGAAGCAGGAATAATGGTAAAAAGATCGGTGCTGATAGTGGTATCGATCAGTGGAATCCTGACAACGGTCAGGCCACCTTGAGCCTGAAAGGTGATCGTGATCTGGGTATCGCCAGCGGTCGCATTGGAGATATTGAAAACCTGAGATTGAAACGGAGCTTCCAGCGTCAGTGCCGTATTGCCGGAAGCATCAGTCGGCGCACGAACAACATTGTTCAACTGATCAACGTACACGAATGATCTCGCTCCAGGAGGAATGAGCCGCCCTGGATTGACCTCGGTCCTGATCTCGACATCAAACGGTGGATCAGTCTCGTTTGAGACAACGTATAGCTTCTGAAGCGGAGGAACAGTAATGACCCTGGGCGCGTCTGGCTGGCCGATCACATGCAAGAACATGGGCCTGGAAGTGTCCTGAGAGCCGTTTGCTACGCTCAGCTCGATACTCGAAAGCGTGACCTCAAGATCGACTCTGGCAGCAATAGAATCCTCGGACAGATCGATCACACCATCGTTGTAATTGTTGCCCCAGATGTTGACGTTTTCCTGGTCACTCTGCTTGGTCAGTCGCAGTTGCTGGGTGAAGGTATCAGCCATCAGAAACCTTCCCTGTAGTAGGTCATGGTCTGGGTACGAGGTAGCGTCATGACCGAGAGATCTGGAATCGGGATCAAGAAATCGTCCTTAGAAAACTTCCATACACCACCCTCGATGGTGAAGCTCCACTTTTCGACGATCGTTGGACTGATCCGCATATAGACTGGCCATGACTGATCAAACGAAGGCAAAGCTATCGCAGGAAACAGGGCCGGCGTATTCGGGATCATGTCGAACTCTGAAAATGGATTGCCTGGGTCTGGAGACATCGTGATGTTTATCCAGTCCTCCAGTTGGAACATGGTCCGCTCACCCTGGTTCGCAAAGCGATAGGTCACTGTTTTTGTTGGCACTGATCCTTCTAAGTCGAACGTGCCAGTGATCCAGCTCGATGGAGCGACCACAGCGTCTTCCAAAAACCTGACCGAGAACACATCGTCCTGGACTTCATCAACGAACAATACTGCGCGGATCCCTGGCATCAAGGTCACGCCTGAGCCAGAGATTGTCTTGAAGGTCACGTCATCGTCAGCAGCATTTTCCACCACGTACATCTTCTGAGTCGGTGGATCCGGCACTGAAATATCCCGCGGTGCGCCAGCCGTACCTGTGGCGCGAATAAACATTGGTCGCTGCGTATCAGAAAGCCCATCGGCTGTACTCAGGATGATGTTACCGACAGTCACGCTGATCTCGATGATCTGCGCCATTGCCTGATCGATCATGTCGGCCACACCGTCATTCAAGCCAGCACTGATCGGAGGAGCCCACTCGTCGAGCTTTTGACCGACTTCCGGCTTACGCAATCTCACTCTTGAGGTGAAGGTATCGACCATCGATCAGACTCGTGGGTAAGTTGTGAAAAGAGGCTTATGATTTTGCGAGGCAAATCGAGTGGTTCCGCTAATCCAGGCCGCGCCACTGCACTTGAAGAACTCGATGCTCAGCCCATCAGCAAAAAAGCAGACGTAGCAAGCATGGAAAATCGTAAGGATTCCATCGTCTTCCGCAATACAGATCGTATAGCAATGATCGAGGGATGGTGATGGCGAATACTGCGAGCCATCCGGTGTGCCACCAGGGAAGTTGGTTTTGACCCATCGATAACTCGTCTCAGCTACCGTGACACCTGCTGGACCTGCGTCAATAGGAACCTGAGCAGTGGCGATGTTGCCCTGCGTTGCTGTAATGAGGCCGGGAAACTGAGCGCCAGCAGTTGATCCAAGAATCGTTCCTGGCTGGGCTGGCGATTGAAAAGTAGAGCCCTGCTCGAAAGCTCCTCCGACCGAGCCAATTTGAATGACATCATCCAGAACCTGATCAACGTACAGCGCAACCAGGTCTCCTACTGCTACCAGCACACCGACACTGCTGGTCGTCTTTATGATGACCTCAGCGTTTGATTCGTTTTTGACCAGGTAGAGCTTCTGCCGACTGGGAACAATAACCTCTCTCACTGTGCCAGGGTTACCGACAATCACCATCATCATGGCCCTGGATTCATTCGGCGCACCAGGAAAATCTGTCAGTGCTTGACCCATCGTCTCCACGTCAATATCCGATCGCCCAGAGATCGCATCATCCACCAGATCCATGAATCCGCTGTTGAGCGTATCGCCCCAGATGCCATCCGGATTCTCTCCGGTGATCTGCTCGACCAGTTGCAGCAGAGGTGTAGCGAGATTAGCCAACGGATCGCACCATCGCCAAAGCTGGATTCGTTGGATCGGGAAAACTGAATCTCAATGTCCCGTTATCCACGACGATCGGTGTTCCGAAGTTAATGACCCACATGATCTTGCTCGCCTGGGCCCCGGCTGTGGTGTTGTAGATGACCCCACCCAAAGCCCCTTCTTCTGGATTTACGTTGCCCCAGGTCGCCGGGGTTACCACGATGTCGTCGATGTCCATGACCGGACGATTAGCTCCGCCTGGCGTATAGATGACATTCGTCGTAAGCGCAAAGCCGCCTGCCACGTATCCAGTTCCTATCACCTCATTCGACAGGGCCGACTGGAGATCCGCGGTACGGACATCAATGTCGGCCAGCGTCGTGTACAGCGCGAAGAACAGAGCATCGTTCTCAGGATCATGGATGCCGTTGAATAGCTGATCCCGCAGGAACTGGAAATTGGTGCCGGCAATGATGGTCATGTGACACCTATCGTCCTAGCCGCTTCCATGACCGGACTGTAATCAGCTCTCCACTGCCTTCTCAACTCAAGCCTTCTGGCGTTTAGCGTCTCACCGTAAGTCGTCTTCCATGCGGTCACCTCGCCGGCATCGGCTTTCAACCATTCCTCACTGGCAGTCAAGCATGCGTACAGCAACAGGTCAGCGGCATTGGTGCCAAGCCAGGTATTCTGGTTCGCTGGCGTCAGTGAATCAGGAGTCTGGATCTGACGCAGCTCAAAGGCATTGGTTACAGCCGGAGCTGGCACCATGAAGAACTCAGTCTCGGTAAACTCAGAATAAAACTGAGGCTCTGCCGTAGCAGTCTCGTCTGGCTCAAAATCCAGGCACCACTCGTAGCTTCTGCGTTGCAAGAAGCGCCTGAGACCTCCGCCACCGACATCTCGTAAGTGAATGGACCTGGTGCCTTGCCAGTTCGATGGTTTGATTGCCTGGACGAACTGGCCGGCTGTGAGGGCTCCTCCGACCACCACGTCAAAGATCTCGAAGTTGAGATCTGTGGCAACGCGACTTTCACCGAGCTTAACCAGGTTCGGAAGATCACCAGTGAACTCAAGAGATCCTTCTTCCAGCCAGGTTCCAAGCGCAGCGATGAGCTGGTCGTAGGTGAATGATAGTGTTGTCGGCACGTCAGGTGATCTCCACGGTTATCTTGCCAAGCGCATAGCCAAACGACAGTTGGGCTCCTCCTACACCACTGCCAATGGCACCAAACCCAGTAATCTTAGCGCCGAGAGGTCTGCCGAATCCTCCGCCAGGAACATGATCCACAGCAGGAACGCCACCAAGGTTGATCGTCGCACCAATCTGATCTCGCTCAGGAGCTGGCCTGAACAATGACGTTGGATCCCTGACCGATGGCAATGATTCCTGTGGATGCTTGGGCTCGTACCAACGAGGATCGACAATCAGGTTCGGATAGTAGCCATCCGCAATCATATTCCGGAGCAGCATCTTGCGTCCGGAACGGGCACATTCTCCGACAGCCCACTTACCTTTGGCCCATGCAGCTCCAATAGCCATAGATTAAAGCCCCCACTGATTATTCCTGCTCGTAGCGCGGATCATCATAACGATCTTCTTCACGAGGAGGCAGTGGCGTCGGCGGAGTATATGGAGGAGTTACTGGTGGTGGCGGCTCCGGCTCCGGCTCTGGTGGAAGCGGCTCTGGCGTAGTGCCATATCCACCACCTCCCATCGAGGTTGACCATCTCGGAGCATCACCTGGGCCACTTCCATATCGCTTGCCATAGTCGGATCCACCATAGGATATTCGAGTAGGAGCGGTTCTTCTAACTTCGTTCTGGCCAAACCGACCTCGCCGGCCTGCCCTGGTTTGTTCTTCCGTTGTCTCCCTCGCGACCTTACTTGTCCGCGCCCGATAGCCTGCGCCACCTCCGCTACGACTGCCACCAGGAAGCGGACTGTCTCCATGCGGAGGACTTGGTGGAACTTGGATAACTGGCGGAGGCTCAAGCACATCTGGATTGGGATCACTGATCCCAACGTCACGAGCAGCGGCAGCTTCACGACCGGCACGACCACGACCAGCGCCACGACCTCGTGGTCCCCTTCGTGGTCCCTGTGAAACAGGGCCGACCGGGGTTGGAGTCGGATCTGCAAGTCCCGCTGCTGGCCCAGCCTGAACTGTAGGAAGAACGCCGCTGGGCCGCGGGCGACCATCAATATTTTGTCTGCTTGCCATTACCGTCTCCCATAGAATCGGTCGTAATTGACAGAGATCACCATCGGTGCGCTCTCTGAATCTTCATGTCGAGCTTCGTTGAACAGCACCTCAGCCTCAGCTACCAGGTCTCGAAATCGATCTGGTTGGTACTTTTGTGCAATCTTCGCTGACAAGGTAGCCACGAATGCCTCCTGGAAACGGAACGGAATATCCAGGGTATTTTGAGCATTTCCTGGATCCTCTATCTGCCCGTAAACATTCGCGATTATCCTGTCAGTGATGTTCTCGCCACTCAGCCAATAGAACATCTGAACACGAGTGGCAGTCTCGGTATCTCTGCGACGATCGATGAAGTATCGATCCGGTCTGCCGGTCAACGTCTTGTCATGGATGATCAGGTAGTCGGACCTGGAGATCGGATACATCTCCGTATCCACACCATTCCGGCGCAGCACCACAGTCTGCACATCGATCGTGCCTGCCGGCAGGTCGAAGAAGTTCTCATCGACCACAGTCGTATGATCGACCTGCGTGAAGGTCCACTGCCGGAAGCCCTTGTTGGACCACCGTGACAGGATGAAACCGACTGAACGCCGAATCGAGATGAGATGCTGGGACACAATCTCCTGGAGATCGAGCCCAGCTCTCTCAACCGCTTCGTCAACGTAAGCAGCCAGGTTCGGATCCGCAATAAACGTACCCGTTGTGGCCATTGTTACGCTCCCCTATGTCCAGCCTGTAAGACCTCCAGAAACACCGAAGCCGTAGTCAATGCCGCATTCGAGACCAGCCGCAGAGCGGTGACCGGGAAAGCGACATTGCCTGACTGATCCGCTGTGACGTTCACCAGGCTATCGTGATCAATGGCATTCACCACCGGATAGATCAGCTTGAACTTCGAGCCCAGGTGATGGCCGACCGTTGGAAGCGGGTCATTGCCTCTCCTGGACAGGAGATTCGTAAGCGTCAGTTCGACAGTGAGATCAGCCACGGCAGCACCAACGGTGAGTGCCAGGCCAACATTGACTGGATTCCTGATGTAGTCGATCGGATACCAGGAGGTCGAGACCACGGTGACAATGCCGGCGCTAACTGCCCCAGCAGTGTCGTCGTCAACCAGGATCTCAGTAACCGTAGCGAATGCCTGGACGGTAGCAACCGTGCCAATGGCCGCGCCAACGATTGCCTCGACAACCTGAGAGCCTTTACGACTGGTGCCAGTGATCAGAAATACGCGACCACTGTCATCCGCCGCTGAAACGATCGACACCTGGCGAGGTGTATCCATTGTGGCTACACCACCAGATGCGAACGCACCGTCAAGCGTCAGAGCTTGCTCGCCTCCCGCTGCTGGCGTCTGAGACGTTGCAACAGCATCGACATCGGTCGCTACATAGGGGTCAATTTGTAAGACACTCTGTCTCATGTCATTCCCCTTTGTTTAGCCGCTGAAGTTCTGGCCGTAACCGTCCTTCGTCAGGATTGGGTGATACCACAGGACGTAATCAGCACTGCCATCCGGCGCATTGCCAGGACCGTAGGTGCCCCTGGCATCGCCTGTGATCGCTGTAGCTGGACTGGTGGCGTCTGCGATGACGAAGTTGCCACCATCGTTCGCGCCTGCGGAACCTGCTGCTGTTGAGCCTGTGAGCGCATGCAGAACATCAGCTCCAGATTCAAGACCAGCATCCAGGCCGAACTCGATATTTGCCAGCGTGACACTGGTGCCTACCGTGAGAGCCCCGGCGAACACGACTGAGTTGCTGATTGACTCAACAACCGAGAACGCTTTCAGTCCACGAACAGCCGTGGTGCCATTAGCTGAGATGTTCTCGACCTGCGGATTCCCCACGATGTCTCGACCAGTGATGGTGATGACTTGCGTCGTGTCACCAGCATTGTCTGAGACGATCTCAAGGTTCCTCGCAGCAACGATGTCACCAAAGCCAGTCGCCGCATTCAGGAATGCACCATCGATCGGCACATCACCGGCTGCTGCTGTCGCTCCGGATCCTGCTGCGGTAACCAAACCGTCAACGTCGCCGGCTGGCGCGTTGAGGATCTTCTGCTGATGCGCCAGCATAATTTCTACGCCTCTTTTCGCACCATTGAATCCGCCTGATTGCGGGGCACCGACAAAGATCTCGTCGGCATGTGTAATTGTGTGCCTACTCATAACAGCCCTCCTACGGGCAGAGCAGTCCGTTGCTCGTTAATTGTACAAAGGACTCCCGGCCCGAAAACCACTGCGAGCCGAGAGATCCCGTTCAGGTAGTTGGAGATAACCCTACCTTATCGTTTACGCGCCACCTGGCGAGCCATATGCACCACGCCAATCGGACCAGCCGAAGCTGTACCGTTCGCGAGCCTTGTAGCGAAGATTGCCGGTCTCGAAGTCGCCTTCGATGCCGCGGCTGATCTTCTTACGCAGCATGTGTTTCAGCCCATCAGGACAGTCCGTCCGCAGAGTCCACTGGTCTGGATCCGTCAAGCGGTGATTCACGGAGAATCCGTCGCCAACGGTGCCCAGGGTGTAGATGGCAGAGATGTCGTTATCGCCAGTGTTCGTGCGATACGGTGACATGAGGATCCGCGTAGCCACGAATTGCAGCTCAGTTGGAATAATGAGCTTCGTGATCTGCGCTGCGATCGGGATGCCACGGTCGTCATCGAACTCTGAGATGTCGATCGCTGCCTGTTCCAGTGATGCCTCTGCAAGGTCAGCAGGTGTGGCCAGGGTATTGCTCTGGACACCACCACCAAACTGCGGATGAAGCGCGGAGAACAACGGAACACCGTCGCCGCCAAGGAAGCCGGCGTCGAATCCGTTGTTGAGAATATCAGCACCTTTAACTTCTTTGGTGTGCTGATGCGAACGTGCAAGGGCTCTCGCATACTTGTTGCCGAGACTACCGTACAAGCCATCTTCTTCAGCTTCCTCGGTAATTGCAAAAGCCAAGGCGATCGTTTCGTGCGTATATCTTGCCACGTAACTCTCTGCGCCCTGGTCGTATGCCACGCCTTCGCCTTCGGGTTTCACTGGCGCACCAGCGAATCCTGCGAGCAACACGTCTTCCTCGAATGCTTTCATCGATCGCTCGATGTCGAAGATGTCGCGCCACTCCTCTGGATACCGCTTGTACTCCATGCCGAAAACAGCGTTCAAGCCTTCCTGCAACTGTTTGCGAAAGTCACTTCGATTCATTGCCATGATTAGACTCCCGCTGCTGCTAGTTGGCCGTAACTATGGTTGTTGATCAGAACGCGAGCCTTCGCGAACTCACCATAGTCATTCTCAGGGATTCTCGACAGACCAAGAATACGGAACTGACGCGCCGAAGCGTTCAGTGTCGTTTGGTCAAGGAGAGCCGCTGATCGGCCTGTAAATGCGTTCCCTGCTCCAGCAACAAAGTTGGCTAACTGACCAACATCTGCTACTACCAGGCCAGCACTTGCGCTGACCTGTACGATGAACTCATTCCTTGGGTCATCGTAAACAAGGGCTTCTGGATTGTCTTCACCACGCTGCAATCCAGTACCAACGGTGCCACTGGCCCAGAAGGGCCTGAACTGAACATCCCCATTGGCATCGGTATATCGAACACCGGCAAACATACCTACGATCAGGTTTGTATTACCGGCAGTCGCGAGATCGATGGTCCGACCAGACCCTAACAAGACGACAGGATCGCCTGAAAAGATGTCTGACGCTAAACCGTTCGCAATCTCATACGAGCCTAACCTTTGGGGAGTTCCGCCTGCACCGTGGCGAGTGGCTGTAAAGCCAAACGGTCGATCCACGTTCATTCGGATACCTCCGGTTAATCATCATCGGCTACCTCCACTCGTCGTGTAGGAGCCACCGTAATGGACGAGTGCCTGGTCGCTGTAATCGGGCCAAAGCCTGATACATCCTCCCTGGACACTCCCTTGAGTTGTCGTTCGATGGCACGATTCTGTCTCTGCTGCTTTTCGCGGAAATGCTGCTTCCGCTGAGCGTGAACTTCCTCGCGCATCTCACATAGGATCAAGTCCTCTACGCCGATGACATCCCCGTACTGGTCGATATTGATGGTCGGCAGTGAACGGCTGTCAACGCTTGACGCTTTGACCGGCTTCCATCCTTCTCGAAGTGCATTACTCAGTCGGGCTGTATCCTTAACCGTTCCCAGACGTATCCGAATGAAACGATTCACATATCCATCCTTGGCAGGTGGCGCATCCAAGTCTGAATGCCTTCGCCACTCCGTAACTTCATTCTCGCCATCCGTGGCATACAGGTCATCCATGTCCCTGTCAGTGTTCTCATCGTGGACCTTCTCATCCGCATGGACCACGGCTTCCGGTGCATTTTTCTGTACACCGGATGGTTTCTTTCCCTGGGCTGATTCCGTTCTCCGCTTCTCCGCTTGATTCCGTGCTTGCTGCTTTGCATTGCTCGTAGCCATCAGTCACAGCCCTCCAGGTAATTTTCAACCGCACTCGGATCTTCCGGATCCAGGCCGAACGCTCTCATGTTCGCAACCCTGGCACGGCTCAATGTTTTTCCCTTCTTCTTCCTGAATTTCTTCTTGGTCCTGGAGACCCCTCCTCGGTCTCCTTCTGACACCGGGCTCCTTACCCGGCCTCGCTTCTTCCTTCGACGACCAGCCTTTTTCTTCGAGGGAACGCTATCGAACTCATCCTCGTCTTCGAGATCGAGATCGTCGTCGCCCTCCTCCTCCTCGTCTGGATCCAGATCAGCCGTGTGTTCCACGATACCTGGATACTTCTCCTCGACGAGAGCTTCAAGCTGCTCGTAAAAGTCATCATCGTGGGGATCGTATCCTTTCTTCTGCAAGGCGAGGTCCGCCTTACGAACGTAGGCTCGGACGTGTCCGAGGTCTTCGTCATCCCACCAGACCTGCTCCTCGATCCATTCCATGGCTCGCGGTATGACCTTGGGCGTCTTCTCGTCGTCCAGGTCATCCGGCTCATCCTGAGCAGTTTCCAGTTCGCGCTTTTTGTCGCGCCTGTCCGCAGTGATCTCAGACATCTGTCTGGTGAGGGATGCGACTTTCTTGCTGTCGCCTTCCTCCATGGCCTTCTCGATCTGCGATTCAATATCTTCGAGCTTGCCAGCGAACTCGTTGTCGAGTTCATCGGTCTTCCCTGACTTTTCCAGTGAAACGATCCGTTCTTCCAGTTTTGAGATAGTCTCGCCGGCTTCCTTTTTGGCGGATGCTATCTGCCTGGTCGCATCACGTTTGACTTTGACGAGACGCTTCCGCATCGCCTTGGTCATCTTCGCTGGACTGTACTCTCCTTCATCGTCCAGGTCACCCTCATCCTCCAACTCCAGTTTATCGTCGTCCTTGGCTTTTGTGTCATCTTGACGCTCAGTCTCAGTCAAATCCTCGTCGTCGAGTCCAAGCTGACCCAGTACGTTTTCTGGTATCGGATCCGTGTTCCGTCGCAGATCCTCAAATTCGTACTCGATCTTGTCCCGTTGCGTGTTAGCCATCCTCGCTCTCCTAGTCGCAACGACTTCGTGTCGATGTTAATACTCCGCGCAATTCTCCAATCAAAGAGACATGCAATCGAACGCTTCAGGCTCATCTGTTTTGCAGATGACCTGCGTGTCGGAAAGAATCACCCAGAGGGTGCCATCCTGCGTCCGAAACTTTTCACCGTCATGCTTACCAAACTGCACCCAGTCTCCAACCTTGCATCCATGCGCTTGACTCAGATCGAGTCTCGACCTGGTGACTGCCTGGTAACACAACGGGCCCATGGATCTAACCATGCCCACGTAACTGCTGAACTCCTGGCTGTCGCGATACTCCTCCGGCACAATAATGCCACCGGCTGATTCCTCTGGTGGTTCAGCAATCTGCACCACAATGCGCCACAGATCGATCTCACCTGGATAGTCCTTCGCTACAAACGTGTCCAATAATGTTCGCGGATCCTCCTCTTGTGCCGCATCCGCTTCCTCTGTTGTTACCCTTAACTCCGTTTCAGAGTTCATCCGCTTCATCCTCTCCTTCAACTTGTGCCAGGAACTCCCTGGTGATGGTCTGGACCCATTTCAGCTCGACGTTCTTGCCGACGAGCTTCATGTACTGATCGTGACCACAGCCCTTGTCCATCTGGGCATGATTCTCCGCCATGCGTTCCTTGGAACGGTTGAGGACGAGTTCTGCCATCCTGAGTGCAGACATCGCCTTCTCCTGTGGTTAGCCGGCTTCTCCAGTGCCAGTGCTTTGGTGTTTGCCCATCGCACCGCTGGCCTTCAAAGTCGTCGTCTTCCGCATGCCCATGGTGCCTTTCGGCACTCCTGTCTTTTTCGGCTTCTTGGTCATGTGCATCTGGCCGGCTGGTACTTTTTTATGCTCGTAAGGCATCAGTAGCCACCACCCATCTTGTTGGAGCCACCGCCCTCTTTGCCTGTTCCGGTTTTCTGGTGCTTGCCCATCGCACCGGAGACAGAGTGCTGACCACCCATCGGAGCTTTGCCAGTTTCCTTGGCACTGCGACCCGCTGTCTTGTCAGCTTTCGGCTTTGGATATTTCTCGTAATCAGTCATGACTGATCTCCTCACCTGCATCGATCTTACTTAGGGCTCGACACTTACCCCTTGTCTGCTTCAGCAGCAATCACCGACATTCGGAACTGCTGCTGACCTTGGCCGCCAGAGTATAGCCTTGAGATCAGCCGTAGCAACTTTCGGAATCCCATGTTCAGTTCCTTGGCTGAGTTGGCGAACCTGCGTGGCGGAATGTCCGAAGACCGCACACCTTTGCGTTGCAGAAATGCGCGAGCTGCACGGACCTCTTTAGGACTTGCGACTGCCACGTTTCTTTGCCTTCTTCCTCGTTGTGCTGCGTACTGCGCTCACAGGACCACGACCAAACGTGGCTTGAGCGCGAGCTTTCTTGTCCAGGCGGCGAACTTCGGCTTTTGATTCTTTGTCTTTACGCTTGCCCTCAGCGGTTGACTCTTTGTCCTTGCGCTCCTGCTCAGACTCAGACTCCTCGTCCTTGCGATCGATGCCGGCTGCGCTCTCTGCTTTGCCGCGCTCGATCTTGCCAATGACCTCCAGGTCGCGCTCATCTTCCTCGCGCTGAGCCTCGTCCTGCTCGGCCTGTTCTTCAGGAGTCGCCGCAGGTGGTGGCGGAGGTTTGAGCTTCTTGGCCACAGCCTGGCTGATCAGTTGCTCCAGCTCAGGTGGCAAGTCTTCGTTCTCGGTCGGATCATCCAGGTTGATGTATGGAAGCTGCGTACCCAGCTCGGCCTCGACCTGCTGTCGATACACGTAGGCTTTGTGTTCCATGATGTGGGCCTGGATCACCGGCTCCAACATCTGCACCAGGTCAGGATTCTCCGCGGCCTGCTGTTGAGCAAAATTCATGTGAACTGCAATGTGCGACTCGTGATCCTGGAGTGGATACACGGTCGAAGGATTGCCAACCAGGAAGTTCATGTTCTCGCTCACCGGATCCAGTGGCGAATCCTTGTCCTCCGGCAGGATCAGATCGATGTCCGGAATCCTCATCGCTTCCATCATGCGTCTATGGGCGATCTTGCGCTGCTTCTTCGGATACAACTCCGGATCCTGGATGACCAACTCCAGCACTGCCTGACTCTGTGCGATGCGCTGGGTCGCTGACCAGATGTTCGGATCCGAGACCGGAATGATGTCCACTCGGCCATCGAAGTCGGACTTGAGGATGCTGCGCTCCTCGCCCTGGACCTCGTAGGGATATTCCTCCACGTCCATGAACTCGTAGTTCAGAGTGGACATCATCTTGAACTCTTGCCTGGCCGAGATGTGCATGCGCTTGTGGATCCCGCTGAACACCTTCGAGCCTTGCTCGATCAGCGCCAGGGTGGTTCCTACCGGGCCAGTGTTGCTGGCATCACCGACCATGTTCTCGGTGGTGGTGGCAAAGCGCCGGCCCTCATCGGCCAGCATCTGTACCAGGGTAGCCAATGCAGTCGATGGCTCCTTGACCGGCAGGTTGAAGAATGCGTTCGACAACTCGTCCGCGGACATATCGACATCGATCCACTCACCAGGAGTAAAGCGTATCTCCCCAGCAAT